TAAGCTCAAGAGCTTCTCCAGGAGACATAGAAAATACGTCTTTGTTTAATGTAAGTCCTCCACCTAAACTAACAACAGCAGGATTTAATTGTGAAGTATCTGGCATTAGTATGTAAATACAGGGTTAGATGTAGAACCTCTAGATGACATTTCTAAATTAGTTCTTGTATCCTTCATGTAATCTTGTTTATTTAATGCTTCTACTCTAACTCTCTTTACACCATCTTCGTACTCTGCATTAGCTATATTAGCCGAAGGTATATCTGACCTTAATTTATACGCATAATATTTTGCTCTGTTAACAACAACATCTGAATATATATCTGGTAAATCTAATGTGTCAGTAGCACTAGATAATTCTGTGTGTGATTTATAGTATTGGTAATTTATCTGATAAGAATCTCTATCTGGTAAAGGCGTTATACCAAATCCTAAATTGTCTTGTGTTCTATACACAGATTTTGGTTTAGCATAATGGTCACTACTGTTTACTTTATCTCTATGAATAACTCCTTGTAGATAATTAGCATAACTTATAAATTGTAATTTTGTTGGCACGACATCTTTTTCTGATACTCGAACAAAATCTACATCTAAGTTAGTTGCTGTTGAAGTGTTATTTAAAGTTATAAATGTTGTTTGTGACGTTGCTGTAAATGTTGCATCTAAGATTGCCCCTTTACCAAAATCACTTACAGTTAAAGTAGTATTTAAATTTTGTGTACCCTCTGCCGCAGTACCCACCTGTACTTTCAGAGGTTGTCCTGCACTATTAGAATCTAATACTCTAACTTGTATTCGGTATGATTGATTGACTACTGTAGATATAGATTGATGAGCGGCATAATCATTTAGTCTTAGTCTACCATTTCCATTACTACTATATGATGCACTTCCTGCACCTGCTATGGTAGTCCAACTATTTATATTAGAAGTGAACTCTCCATTAGTTACTAATTCTTTTGAGATTAAATAAAAGGATTCAAAATCTGCTACTCTAAATGCTGTAGGAAATGTATATTCCTGTTGTCCAGAATTTACATCCTGTGTTGTACTTGTATACAACCAAGGCCATTGAACCTCTGCTGTATATAAGTCATTGACTGCTTTATTAATAAAATCTTTAGTAGCGGTTTGTATACCTCTACTTGCACTAAATGTACTACTTGTTAGTTCTACTTCATTTAGTTCTCTAAGAACATTATTAATTAGAGTTAGATATGTTTTTGTTCCTGCCATTTAATATCAAAGCCTTTAATTGTTTAATTGTTGTTTCTAAATCTGTTATTCTCTCTGAGCAATTGCATTGTTGAGATAAAGGTGGTTCATCTATTATATCTTTTACTATTACTTGAGTTTTAGTTAAATCATGTACTGTCATTATATTCCTAATTCTGGGTTTTCAAATCCTTCTATTGGATATGCATCTACTTCAAAACATATAGAATTAAAATGTGCGTCACTATCTCCTTGACTTCTTGCGTAGCTTTTAAAATCTTCTACATACATCTCAGTAAATGATAAGCATGTTTCCATATCGGGATACAAATATCCTTGATACTTTACCGATGGCCAATGTGGCATCGAAGTTATTATTATTGCCATGAATACTTTAATCATATACTTAAATTGTAAAGGGGGCCGTTAAGGCCCCCAGTAATATTATACAGCCGTATCGTGCTGTGTTGCACCATTTCTGTCAGTTTCATCTTGTCCAGACACATCGCATAGGATTGCCCAAACTCTAACTTTACCTGCCGCCGCCGCCGCATCTAAGACTTTAATGTCTATAGTGCCTGCTACTGCAAATGTTGGTCTTGCAGTTGCGGTCATAGCCGAGTAACCAACTTCCTTTGCATCTCCGTCAACGAATACGTCAACGTCTGTTGCAGGGTTGCCAGATACTTGAGTCATACCCAAGTCTAAAGTTACACTGTTTGAAAATTGAGTTAAGATTTCCATACTAGAATGAAGCACTACAGTTTCTGCAGGAACGTCTAAACATCTAAGGATGTCATTTTGTGCCGCTCCAGAGTCGCCATTGATTTGTGCTACATCAATTGTATTTTCTATCAAGTAAGGTCTTCTTACTCTCGATGGGTGACCAGTAGTTCCGCCTGACCCAGTTACATTATAATTAGCCATTTAGTCCTCCTAATCTATTAATAAGTGTTCTGCAACTAGAGCAGTATCTCTCAATACTTTTCTACCAAACACATGCAAACCTCTTACGACATCAGAGAATGAATCAGTGTCTCTAATAACTTCGATTTTTGCAATGTGATTAGCTGTTGCAGTGGAAGACATATGTCCAGATAATACTTTGAAGTAGTTCGATGTTGAACTTGCCGCAAAGTTATTTGTCATATATAATTCCATGTTCATTACTTTACCACTGTACACTTTACCATTTCTTAATGGTGTTGCACTACCTGTGGTATCGCTCATCAGTTTTGAACTAGCTTGTCCCATTTGTTCATAAAATTCTGGTGAACCTAAAAACCATCTATTTTCTTCTGGTACGTCTTGAAGATTTAATAGTTTTCCGTGTTTAGAAATTATGTCAACTGGGTCTATTTCACTAGAACCAAATCCTGTATCAACTCCAGAACCATCAGACCCTACTACATGGTCTGGTGAGCTACTGCTTGGCCCTGCAAACATTGCCGCAATAATATTTGCGTCATATGCATTTTTTAAAGCGTATGCACCAGAAGAAGTTGAAACAGACTCAAAATTAATATGAGAATGTCTTTCTTCGATGTCGTCTACTTTAAATGCATATGCGTTTGCTTGGTCTACTGTAAGTTGCAGTTGGTCATCCTGTATATCTTGGATGTTTACTACTGCACCTCTAGTATATGAGCTAACAGAAACTGTTGGTTCCTTGATGATATTTACCGTATCGCCATAGTTTTCAATTTCGCCTGCATAGTCAGTGTTTGTAATTGCTTCTGCTACTGAGGCTGTTCTGAAAAACTTCTGGACTTTTTGACTATAAATAATCGGGCTAAAGTTTCCATTAGGCAAGTTATTATAGTTTGACGTTTTTGTAAATGCCATTTTAGTCTCCTAAAAGTTTGTTGTTAAAACACTCAAGCTAACCTTGTATGACTCTTCCCTCTTTTCGAGCAAGGTCAATTTCCTTCTCATACCTATCAAATTCACTAGGCCTCATCCTTTGTATTTCAGATAACTTCCAAGTTCTCTTTTCTGTTTTCTGGTCGCCAGATTTAGTCTTAGTTACAGCTTTAGCCGCATCATCTTTTTTTGATTTAGGTGCAGATTTCTCTGTCATACCTCTATCCATTTTGTATAAGTCTATTGCTCGTACAACAAGTTTAGAGTTATCAACATTATCATATAGCCAACTTTGAATTGTACTATCTTGTGTTGATGCCCAATCATGAAAGTCTTGCGACTCTCTTAGTGCAGAAAAATCTGGATGAGCTCTTGCTAATTCTACCTCTGCTTTTTGTCTTAGCACTTCTGCTTGACGTTTTTCAAGTTCGGTAAGTTTAGAGTTGACCTCTTTAGATTTTTCATCTGCCTGTTCATATGCTATCTGTTTGACAGCATCATAAACATCTGGATATTCTTTTCTCCATGCATCTAATTCTTCTTTAGATTTTGGAGGAACATATCGCTTTGATGCGTTCTCTGCTATTTTTTTAAGTTTAAGAATTTCATCTTTACTCTTATTAAGAGTTGAATCATAATGACGTTTTAAGTCGTCATAGCGTTTCTTATATACTTTGTCTTCAACAGTTACAGTGCGTTCTTCTGGAGTAGCCTCCTCAGAGGTGTCCTTTTGCTCGGTTGCTGTTTCTGCTTGCTCTTCCGCTTTATCCATCAAATTCCTATTTGGATTTTGATAAGGCGTTGGAGCAGTATCTTCTTCTACTGACTTTGTTTCTTCAATAGCTTCAGATTGTTTTTCTTCTTCCATTTTATCTCCTATGGGTGCTGTTGGAAGAACAGGTCGCCCTTATTCCCAGTGGGAATTATACTTGTGCAGGGGCTGTCTCTTGGACAGGTGGCCTGTTCATCATCACTCCTTCTCCTTGTGCCATCATTGGCTCTGGAGTAGGCGTTGATTCTGACATTGGTTCTCCTGCATCTAGAATGTCTAAAAAGTCATTCACAGCAGGGCCAAAAACTTTTGTTACTACCTCTTTAAATTCTGGTGTAATACTGTTTGCTAATATTTGTTTTTCTTCTGGTTGCAACTGGTCAACTCGTTGCATGAGTATTTGTCTACCCTTTGCAAGTAAATCCTCTTGAGGACTTTTTTCTGGTTGCATAGGTTGTGTGTTGCCCATATCAGAGGCGTTCTGTGGAGGAGGAGTCATAACCCCACCTGCCATTTGTTGTTGATTCATCATTTGTTCTGCCATAATAATAACCCCACTAAAAAACAGATAGGCTCTAAAATAATTCTATATACTCTTCCTAGTAAAGAAAATTTAGTTCCGTACATTATATGTTTAATATCTTTTGTTCTCTCTTGTGCAAAGTGTCTACCTACACTTGTTAGCATATTTGATTTTTGCATACCCTTAACAAAAGGCTTAAATAAAAAGTGATAACCTTTTTGATGTGTTTCTGATAAATATTTTTTTTGAAATAAATACCATAGTTTAATTGTTCTCTGCCAGTCATCTAATTGTGTTTGTCTATACATTTCCGTGCAAACTATTTTAGCAGGTTTATCTTTACTGCTAGTATCAGAGGAACCACTTCCTGTTCCCGATGCCGCTTCATAATTTGCTTGAGTATAATTTTCATTTGATGGGTCCTCTTTTGCTTTCTCCATCTCTTTATCCCTTTCATAACTTTGATTATCATTAGAATTATCTGGAGCCGCATTATCTATTGTGTTACCATTACCGCCATTGTCTACTACATCTCTGTTTTCTTTTACTACATTGCCAGTGTAATAATATTTACCATCTCTTAATTCTATAACATCAGAATTTAATCCGTAGCTTCCTGTTGGCCCACCTTGAGGGGTATATAAATTTTTTAACGAGCCATCTGGATTTGTCATTCTACTTAATGTTGCTTCTGGTATAAAGCCACTGTTTGCTGTTTCTTGAGCATTACCTGCACTACCACCTGCCTGTACTTTATCTGTAATTCCATCTCCGTTTGTGTCTGCATGGTATTTACCATCAGATGTATAATGTCCCGCTTCACTGTTTACATACACAGCTTCGCCATTTACATGTGAGCCAGATGTTCCCATAACAGGCTGTGATTGCGATATTCCTGGCACAATTTTATTGCCCTCTACACTAAACTGTTGTAGTGTTTCAATAAAGGAAGGAACAGGAGTTGTGTCTATTGTGTCTGTAAGTTTTGATTTTGATATTCTTCTTCTCTCAGCTTCTGCAAATATAAGTGGGTCAGTAGTAAAAGCCTTTATTTGAGGGTCAAATATTTCTGTAAATGTTACAGGGCTTCCCTCTTTTTTAACTTTGTCAGCATATTCTGGTAAAATTTTTCCTGTGTTTGGGTCGTACTTACCACTGTTTTCTCTCATCCAACCATTATATAATCTTGTTTCATCTACACTCAATTGTGTACTTGGCGTAAAATCTAATTTAAACGGAAACTTATCTCTTATCTTATCTAAAAAACTGCCTTTTCTAAATGGACTATTAGTGTCTTCTGGGTCTCTACCTATTACTTGCTCTAGTGTTAGAACATTATCTGGTATTCTTAATTCCCTTAAAGTGGGTACTCTAGTAGACTCTCTTGTTATATATGGGTCATCGTATGGTCGTTGTGTAGTAACAACAGTTGGCTCTATAGATGAAGATACTAATCCATTTTGTGGTGCGTTATTATCTTTAAAATTTTTTAATAACTCATTAGCATTTTCAGATTTAAAATTACCTTTATCATCTAAGTAATTACTAGATTCTCCAGATAACATACCTGCATCAATCATTCTTTTAACTAATGCTTTTCTTTCTCTTGTTCCAAAGAACATGTCTAAGCCTTTGGCTACTACCCCTATGGTTGTATTTTGTAGTGCACTTCCTGCCTCTGCCATTAGTCCTGTCTTTTCTGCTTGAGGTGCAATGTAATAAGGATTGTTATCTTGTGATAACATAGAGTTTAAAGCTCCTGTATCTATTGCGTATTGTAGCACTTGTGAGTCTGACCAGTTATTAAATCCCCCTGGCAAACTTTCATACTTCTCTCTATAGTTTGGTAAAGGATTTATTATAGTTGATGGAAAAGTATTCTCTCCCACTGTTACAGTTGTTTTTTCTTTGTTAACAAATGTAGGAATATCCATAGGGTCTGGTCTAGGCCCTTGGTCTGGTTGCGTAACAACAGGCTGAACAACTTCTGGTTCTTCTGGAACTACAGGTTCAACTGGTTGTGTTATAGGTAACGTAGGTACATCTGGAACTACAGGGGCATAATCTGGCCCTGCTCCTATAGGTATAGTTTTAAAAGTTTTACCTTCTGGAGAATAATCTGGAGTTACATCTCTAATGCCAGGAAATACAGGGTCAATATCTTCTGTTACTTTTTGTTTTTCCCATTGTCCTGTCTCTTCATTAAATACTAATTTATAGTATTCAGACTGCATTAAACCATCGCCACCTAGGGCAGATGATAATGCTTCAGATGTTTGAGTTGTCTCTACCATTACGATTAAGTTGTTCCCTCAGTGCCAGAATCTGGCGTAGAGAAACTATTTTCCCCTGGTTGCGGAACATTTCCTGTTCCGATATTGCCACCTCCAACGCCTGTTGCGTCTTGTGTATTTGCTCCTGCAGGTACTCCTCCAAAACCTTCCATACTTGGTTGTTGTTGGTCACCACCTTGAGCTTCTCTGCTTCCATTCATACCTCCATACATTTGTGCAAATATTGCCGCTTTCTCTGGGTCATTTACTACTTGGTCTGGGTCTACATCAAGTGACTTAGCAATCTCTCTAATGATACTGTGCCATTTTACAAAAGGTGCTAGGAACTGATTTGATGCTACTTGCATGAATGTCATCAATCGTTGAGAGCGAACTTCTTTCATCATCAAAGAAGAAGTACCTCTTGCTTTTACATCAAGGTCTCCTTCTATCTGTGGCTTATCTTCGTTAAATTGCATGTTCCATTGAAACATAGATTGTCCCAGTGGGCGTAATAAATAATCATCAATATTTTTTATTACTGTTTTTACATTTAAAGCCGCCGCTCCCATCAACATTGACATACCTGCCGCCGTTCTCGTTGTTGACATAACTCCTGTTGTGCCATGAGAATACGAAGGTATACCTGTTGATTCATCAGCTAATTGTCTAAACCTGTCGAACATCTGCATGTTCTCTGGTGCTGTGTTCGGAAAACGAAGTCCATGTAGTGCTTGTCCTACTTGGCCACTTTGTCTCCTAAATATTTTTCCGGGAAAGATTGTCATGTCTTGTCCAGGAACTAACATTGTCTCATCTACATCAAATACTAGATTACCTGCTAGGGCTAAGTTATCTACTGCCATTCTTGCATGACCATTCATAACAGTCTGTGCATCATCCATATTTTCTGGAATACCTACTCCAAAGAATTGATAAGGATTTATTTCATACGGGCATACCATGTAAGGTATTCTATTTGGTGTAAATGGATTTAAAACTAATCTAAGTATATTACCATTTGATACCCAAGCATTTACAGACACTTCATCTAATTCTGTAGTGTCTTCATCTGTAATTTCTAAACCTGCTTCTTCTGCAAGTTTTTTATCTATAGTACCCCAAAACTCTAATACTTCAAATCTATTTTTATCAAAGTCGTCTTGGTTCTCTCTATCATATAATGCTGTCTCATAACTTCTTGTTTCATAGTTAGGGCCATGTTCTAATAAATCTATGATAGCAGATTTTCTAAAGTATGGTCTGTTAACTAAATCTCTAACTTGAGACCTATTCATTACATGTCGTTGAATTACATAATCAGCATCTTCAATACTAACTGCTTCTGGGTCTGGATAAAAATCCCAACAACTTACAGCTTCTACTCTTGGTACAGATTTATCTTGAGGAGTGTATACAGACTCTCCTGTGTCAAAATCTTTTTGCCATTTGTGTACAGTCTTATCGTAAGTAAAAGGGCCTTTCAGTATTCCTGTACCAAGTAAACACATCTCAAATAAAACATGTCTAAGTACAGTCATTGCATGACTTTCATCTAACTGGTCATGAATACATTTTTCCATTTCTTTTGCTGATTCCTCAGCAGGTTCTATCTGTGGCATTTTAGATAGGTCTGGTGCAGGGCCTTCTTTAAATCCTGCTCCTTTATATTTTTCTGCTAATCCATTAAGAAAAAAATCATCCGTAGCTCCCGGCGGTACTTCCATACCATCTCCAGGAAAACCATAAGGACTTCGTACTTCTTCTTCTTCCTTTTCTTCTGGATTTATGTGGGCATACTTTGATGAACCTTGTGGCATATCCGTGGGATGAATACCAATAGGAAATTTTCCTTGAGAAAATAATACTTCTATAAGCTGACCATAGGCCGCTAAAACTTTTGTCTTTGTTATCTTAACAAAAACTCTAGATTTTTCGGTGTCTCTAAAAGCCATATCAGAACCATAGATACCTCTATAGTTTCTGTATGCTCTTAACCAACGCTTTTCATCGTAAAGACGAGTTACTTCAGCAGATTTTAATCTAGACTCAATTACTTGGCCTAGACTAATATACTCTATCTTCTCATCTTTTAGCGATGCTGTAGCGTCAGTCCCAGTTCCACCACCAGAACCTCCAACTTTATATGCCATTATTTATTTAATAATCTCTTTCGTCTGCCATTGAGAACACTTTGCCATCAACACCATTCTTTTTCGCTCTTGGATATGCTTTATCTGTGCTGTCATAAGCATCTGCAGGTAAAGCCGCAGAAGGTTTTGCTACATTAACAGATGCTTCACTTTTTTGTGCTGTGTCTGTTGATTGGTCATCAAAGCCTTCACCTTGCGAATATTTTTTCATGATTGATGGGTCAATATCTTTTCCATTCATGTTTTTCATTTTAGTTTCTCCTCTAAATATTTAGTTAACCAAGGATTATCTACAAGAACTGTTGTTGTTGCATTAGCTAATACGTTAACAATTTGTTCTTCTTTTTCTCCTACGTCTAATCCCCACTGGTATATTATAGCATGTAAAACTTCGTGGAGTAAAGTGTTAACATGAGATACATTATCTTCTTCAGATAATCCTATCAAACCTTCTTTTGATAAAAACTGTCCATGTGAATCAGAAAAATCTTTATCAATTATTTTAAACTCGTAATCTCTATAACCTATCTTAATTGATTTGTGTTTCATTAATATCCAAAAACAGAATCACTAGGTTTATATGTTTGACCAGAAGTCATTTTAATATCATTCATTCTTGTCTCAAATGCCATTGGGTGTGATGGTCTTGACATACATCCATATCTAAGTGCATCGTATGCATGGTCTTCTGCATGTGTATCTACATCTTCTGGGTTGTTTTTGTCAACAGGTAACATTGGTAAAGTTCTAATTAAATTTAAACAATTGTTAAAAACAAATAAAGATGGTCTTTCTGTATTCTCATTTACTCTTAATCTTTTGTGTATTTCTAATTTTCCATTTACTCTACTACCAGGTGACCTATCAGATGGTCTCCATCGGCATCCTTCTAATATCATTGTTTCTGCAATGCTAGGCCCAATGTCTCCTCGCCTTGCCCATGTAGAAGAATCTAATACTCCGTATCTTATATACTCTCCTGTCTCACTATTCAATACCTTTTGTGCAAAAATATCTGCTGTAATATTTTTTGTATACAGCTCTCGATAAACGTACAAATTATTGTCGTAGTCAACAGCAATCCATAAGCAACACGCAAAAGAAGAGTAACCCCAGTCACAAGTGCGAAACCGCATAAAGTTACGAGGTATGTCAAAAGGTTCGATAACATGTACCTCTCGGCTAAACTCTGGAAAGGCCGAACTTTCATATGACTCCCAATCTCCTTCTAAAAACTGTTTCTTTTGTACGTCTGGCAATGAAGCCAACATAACATAATAATCTTCTGTCTGCATTAGATACGGATTGTCTTGTAACTTAGCAGGTATAAATCGTCTACTTATTTTTCTTATCCCAGTGGGAGTTTGTATTTCTAAATAAAATTTTGTATTAGGTTGTGCAGGGTCTACAAACATTTCTTTAACCCAACCAGAGCCTACGTTACCAGGGTTCCCAGTTGACCTCATGTAGACGGGAATCTCTGGGTCAACACTTCGCAAAGAAGAACGTAAAAAGTTATATATATCGGGAGTTGCATATTGAGGTAATTCGTCTATACCTATCCATGTATATGATTGTCCTTGATAACGTAGTACATCGGTCAGATTCTCAGCATAACCAAATTCTATTCTTGCTCCAGACGGGAAACGCCATTCTTTTTCTTGCTCTCTCCACTTTGCTCCGGGATATGCCTTTGGATATAGTTGCTGAGAATGATTGATTAAATCTCTTAGCTCTGGCATTGTTCTTCGTATTAACAATGCTCGGTGGGCATTTTTATGACAGTATCGTAGAGGGTCTACTAACATGGCATAAGATTTTCCACCACCTCTTGCTCCTCCATAAAAGACTTCTCTTTCTGATGATGCAAGAAATTCTGTTTGTGGCCCACCATTAGGTTCAAAGATTACTTCTCTATCCCTAATAGCTTCTTGTATTGAAGGTGTTGCTTCTTCTATTTGCTGTTCATCTATAACAGTTTTCTCACCTTCTAGTACACTATCTAATTCTTTTAACTTTTCTTTTTTGTTTTCTAATCTTTTTTCTGCTAAATTGACTTTCTGTTTAGCATCTTCTAGTTTTTCTTTTTCTGCTCGGAGAAGATGTAAAGCTGATTGTCTAGCTTTCTTTTCAGATTCAGAAAGTGTTGGAGATTTTTTAACTCGTTTGCGACCTACCTTTTTTGGCTTTGGTGGTTCTACCATCCTCGTTTTAATACCTTACGCAATCCCATTCCTGTTATTGCTCTTCCTGTTTTATTTGTAACCCAAGTAGCTACTTCTTGATAGGAACAATTTTCTAAATACTGTTCTGCTTCTTTTAGAGCATCTAACTCTTCTGGAACAGCTTCTAGTGTTTTGTCTTCTTCTTCAGATACTTTGTATCCAAAAGGTATTGTCCTACTCCGAAGTTTTCTCTTTGGGCGGGAGAATAAAGATTCCATGTGCTACCTTTGCATTTATATCTAGTTTTTCTCTTTTAGCTAAACCTACTCTATCTAGAATTTGTTTAGCCGCTTCTATACGAATATTGGCTCCTGGAGTTTTTCCATCCTCATCAAGAGCTTCTATTAAACCCATTGTTGCTTTTGGACTGTACACAGCTAACTGGTGTTCTGCCCTTTCAATAATTTCTTCTTTTAAACTTTTCAATACTTTGGGGTATGATTGAGGAGCATATCCTGCAATCTCTCCTGCCATCTTTGGACTGCCTTTGGCTTCGCCAAATAGAGCATTGAGAAATTTTTCTTGTTGGTCTGTTAATACATCGTTTTGTTTTTTAGGAACTAACATTTCTTATTTTTTGTAATTTTTTTTCTGTCTTTTCTTGTAACCACTCTGGTGTTTTTCGTATTCCCACTGAGTCTTCTATTTGTCTTTGTTTCATACCCTGTCTTGCTGTCTGCAACATTTGGTCTCTAGCACCATGCTCACTTCTGTCTATCGTAGATAATCGTGGTGCAGTAATTAACAATTCAACATCTTTATCTTTTAAAGGTTTTTTTCTATCTCTAATAGGTAAATATTCTGTAAATACTTTTTTTGTTTTTTTATTATAGTATTCGTACAGTGGCATTACTTATTTGTATTCCATCCTTTTCCAAATAAAAAATCAGACATCTTCATAAAGGCTTCGCCCAATCCGTAGTGGTCTACTTTCTTTTCTTTTGGTTGTATCTTCTTAGGTTTCTTTGTTTTAGTTTTTTTCTTTTTCATGTTCACAAGATATGCACTCGCATTTATTATTTTCCATACACATTCCATCTTTACTACAATGACATGTGTGTCCACACAAACTACAAGTTACCATATCCTCTCCTATTATTTAAGTCTTTTTCTTATGTCTCTTAGCGAAGTTACGGGCCGCTTCAACTGAGCCAAACCCCCACTTCTTCAGTGCCAGTGCCTTACGGGTTGGCCTTCCCTTCTCATCTTTCATTGGCCCTTTCATCCCCGCAAATCTTGCGGCAAATGAAATTCTTCGTGGATTGACTCCAGACTTAACTGGAGGCTTTAGGTTAGAACCTTCTGTTCTTTTAAAGAAGTCTCTACCCTTTTGATTTAAACCCCCACTAGGATTCTTGTGTTCTTTGGAGTAGCCCACTATACTTTTTTCGTATGTACCTTCTGTACTGGAAATGATGCTTTGAGACTAGCTCCTTTGTGAGCTTTAAATTTCCCATCATGCTTCATCAATTTATACGAATTACCAGACTTCATCCAATGAAATCCTTTTGGTGCCTCTACAGTCTTATTTGCCATACGACATCTTCTTTGGCTTCTTACCTGCTTTTTTCATTGACATAGCTGTAGCCGCTTGTTTCTTTGCCTTTGGTGATTTCTTCTTCATACCAGATTTTTTCATCATACTTCCGTACATAGTAGTCTCCTTGGGTTATGCTGTTCGTAGAGGTTTGGACATACCAACTCTCTTCTTGGTTCTTTTCTTTCTATTTCTAAGCATAGCAAAATCTTTTGCATCTAACTTATTATTCTTATTTACATCCATACTACGCTGTCCACCACTAAGGGGCTTTGATTGAGACTTGGCTACTGCTTTT